TTCGATTTCATCCGAGACAATAATGAAAGGTCGACCTTCTCTGGCTGCTATCTCTAGAGCTGGAAGAATATCATTTACCTGATCAATCTTGCTGTCAGTTATCAAGAACATCGGATTGTCATACTTTGTAAGGCCCAATCTCTCGTCAGTAACGAATGCCCGGGCGGCATAACCAGATGAGAACTTAAACCCTTCTACCAGTTCCAGTGTTGTGTCGTGAGACTTTGCATCTTCGATTGAGATAGAACCATTCTTTCCCACTTTGTCCACAGCTGTCGCGACTAATTCCCCAATGGTTGTGTCATTGTTTGCGGAGATAGTAGCAATGTGCCGGATGTCTTCTGTTGAAGATATTGGCTTTGCCAAACCTTCAATGCCTTCACACACAACCTCACAACACTTGTCTAAGCCACGTTTGATCTCGATAGGGCTAACACCCGCTTCGATGTGTTTATTGGCTTGACGCAGGATTTCTCGGGCTAGAATGGTGCTTGTAGTAGTACCATCTCCTGCTTCAGCATTAGTCATGGCAGAAACCTGCTTTACAACCTCTGCACCTGCGTTCATGTGTGGATCCTCGAAGCTCATATTCTGAGCGACGGTTACTCCATCCTTTGTGATAAAGGGCCTCTTATCTTTCTGATGGATGAGAACATTCTGTCCCTTGGGTCCAAGGGTTGTTGCAACATAATCGGCAAGGGTATTAACCCCATCCAGAACCTTGTTGCGAAGGATCTGGCCGTGTTCTAGCTTAGTAGTCATGAAACCTCACTTTATTGTTATACTACTATTATAATGTATTTTGGGGAAAAGTCAAGGACTTTTTTGATTTATTTTGCAGGCTTGAGATCACTCGTTTTTGCGATAATGTCGTTTGACGCCGCTATAGCATTGTCTGCTTGTGACTCATCTTGCAAGCCTCCAGCCATATACGCATATGTGCTTTCTTGGACGTTCTTTACACTTAAAAAGATACCAAAGATTGCATCGTTTATCAAGCCGGTCATCTTGTTAAGCATGGCTTGAGTGTTGTTTGCTCCAACATAAATGGTGCCAAACCCGGGGGCGGACTGACCTTCTGGTAATACTCTCTTATCTGAGAGTTGGTCAACTTTCTCAACCACCGCCTGATTAAGATTGAACTGTTCAGTTGTTAAGTACCCATAAGTTTGCTTGATTGCTGCCTTTCTTTCTTCTTCTGTACGCTCTGGGGCGCCCCACCAAGCTCTAGATTCTTCTATGGAAGCAAAAACGCCTTCACCCTTAAGAAACTGGAGCCTTTCGTCCTTTAGTTTTGATCTTGAGTACATAGATATAACACTGTCTTCGGCGGCTTCGGTCTTTTTGCCGCCGTTATTAGCGTTGACTATTGCCCTGGTTATATTCAGAACCAAGCTATTCTTTCTAGTTGAAGGGTTATTTATCGTCGGGTCTTCCATGTCATATTTCCCTACTTGCTCAAGGCTGGATGCCACAATTGCCATAATCTCCTTAAACTTCTTCGAGTTGGATCCGGGCATCCTAGAGTCGCCCCTTGAGATATATAACGGCTGCAGCTCGTAATCGTCAGGCCTATCTTTTTCTTTCGGATTAGGATCATAAAACAGGAATATATCGTCGTTATCTGACCAGTTTAAGTTCTTTAGAATCTGACTGGCAGTGTCAGCATCTACCTGGACTGACGGGACTTTCGAGTTTAGTACGTTGTGTGCGTTCAGCTCTTTCTCAAAAGCGGCAACGAAAACCTGCTCCAACTTCTCGGGAGATGGAATAGCCGTACCTGGTAACGTTGCAGCGAAATCTGGCGTCTCTCCAGATAGAAATTTGATAGGAAGTTGTATACATTTCTGTGATTTGGTCGAAGATTGAGCAAGAATATCAAAAACGTTCTCCAACGTGAAGTCGAATTGGAACCATCTAAGGATTCCGTTGATATCTAGTCCCTCTCTTTGTCCACCTTCAAACTCCTTAGTTACAGCCAAGTATCGCATAAAGGGGTAGTCAAACTCTGGTTTCTGCTCTACCAAATCGTTTGCAAGATCCGTAAAAGAACCACCGACATGAAGTTTACCTTCCTGGTAAAGCTTCAAAGAAATTGGCATGTTTGTACCATCTGCCCTAGAAATAAAGTCTGCAATGGTACCAGTATTAGCCTTCACTTGCTCGCCCTTTGTAAGAACCGCCAGGAATGCTTCAAAGTTGAAGCCTGCGGAGGCTGCATTAAAGTTAGAAATAACCTTTGTCAACGTCTTGAAAAACACCAAATAGGACAAAGCTGTTGCAATCTGCTTCGGCATCGAATTTGATCCTTCAGGAAACATCGACTGCAAGGCAGCGTCAGGATCGTCATAGAATCTAGAAAGAGACCCGATCTTTTCGACAAAATTGTTGCCGCCAATATTCTCCAAAAACTGCTCTAGCTTTTTCCTCTCTGGTCCGGAGACTTGAGTGTCACCTTCACCGGTAATATTCGTCCAGCCCAATTCTGATACAGCAATCTCAGGGATAGCCTGAAGATTAAAGGATACTCCCTGCTTCTCGTTGAGAAACTGCTCTTTAAGCAAAGAGATTGGGTCTTTTGTGGATTTAAACAACCTGTCTTTCTCTACCTCGTAGACCTCTGCGATAAGACTATATAAGTCCTCGAAGGTTGATACAGTTGATTTGTTACCCTTGTTTGTTGAAAGAAATTCTTTGTGCCAGCTCATTGTATATCTCCTTTATATAACTAGATAATTTCGTCAGCAATTCCCAACTTAATAGCTTCTTCGGCTGAGATGTATACATCGCGTTGGGTCTTTAGTAGTTTTTTAATCTTAGCCTTTGTCATCTTTGTTCTGCTGGCTAATGCCTCAATGTAACTGTCTTGAACCCACTTGATCTCTTCTAGTTCATTTTCCATATTAAAGATGGTGCCTCCGGCTCCTGCCAAAACGTTGTGGAGCATGATACGACAATTACGACCTACCTTGCGCTTTCCGGGTGTGCCGGCTGCAAGGATTGGGACGCCAGCGGACATCACCTTGCCTACCCCATAAGTGTGGATGTCGCAAGTGTTCTGCTTAACCATATCCATGACATCCAATATAGAGAACATGTCACTTGCAATGCCCCCATGAGTTGAGACATACATGTTAATAGGTCGAGCGGCCAGCACAGTCTCAGATTCTGGGTCTTCTGGATCTTTCATCATTGGCATGATGGAGTTATTCTCAAGATATAGCAGTGCTGCAACAACCTCGGCGCCTTTTCTTTCCGATATATCTCCATAAAGGCTTATAGTCCTTAGTTCCGGGGTGTAATCCACAGGAGGCTGTATGTTGTTTATAATGACAATCTGTTTGTCTTCAGTGTATCTGACATCATCCAGCGATACTGGCGTCTTCAATGGAGCATCCTTTGTCTTTGTTTTGCTCTTTTTTTTCTTATTTTGTTTTTTATCAGTCATGTTATCTCTTTCAAGTTTATTATATTGTTGTGTTTTAGCTCTGCCACTAGTTTAGTAAATTCTTCTTGCGCGCAAAAAGCTTTCCTAAATATTAAAATCTTCTTCTCTTTCCTCGAATCAACTCCCTCTGCAACATTAAACCAACCCTGAAATGCCTCATAGAGTATTTCAGATTGCTTCGGGTCGCAAGAAATCTGTACATTGTATTCACCTTCTTCTGTTTTCCAATAGGAACCTTCTATTAAGACACTCATAACAAACACCTCCAAAGCAAGTTAGCGTTTGTTATAAATATCATACCAGATTTCCTTTGGAATGTCTATAAAAAAAACCCCAAAGTTTTTAACGCTTTGGGGTTTAGAAATATAAACGAGTGATAAAGTATTTTACTTGCGGTTTAGTTTCTCTTTTATAATTCTCTGCGTAACCCTCTTAAGGATCTCCTGTACAATTTCGTCTTCTTCCTCATCTGCAGGAGCGTCGTCCATTTCAGGTGCCTCTTCTGCTTCTGGCTCCTCTTCCATGTCCATCTCAGGCTCTGGCTCCATGTCCATCTCAGGCTCTGGCTCCTCTGCGTCCATTGCAGCCTTAAGGCGCTCACCTAGGTCGATAAGAAGCTGTGCCTCTTCTTCTGTTAGGCTAATGTCAGCATCGCCCATTTCTGGCTCACCGCCCATGTCCATCTCTGGGTCTTCTTCCATATCACCCATGTCGACGTCCATTTCCATTTCTTCTTCTTCTTGCTCAGTTACGACTTCTTCGTCAGCTGTTTCTTCTTCAGTCACAACATCTTCGTCAGTAGTTGTTGTTTCTTCGATCTCTTCCTCTTCCTCTTCACGCTTATACTTCATGCCCATCTCGCTGATGAAGTTGTTAGTCATAGACTCTACGTTAGCCAACTTCATGAAGCGGCGGATCGTATTCTCGTTAAGTAATTTGTTATCACTCATTTAAAATTTTCTCCTTTTGTATACAAAAATGGTGTAAAATACAATAATAAATAGTCTTTGTTGCTTATAAAATCATTTTTTTATTCTCTTCGAAAGTTTCTTGAGAGCTTGCTTTTCTATCTGGGAAACTCTTACTAAAGAGATGCCTAGCCTTTTTGAGACTTCATCCAATGTCATAGCACCGTGCTTTTCTATAGCGACATAGATGCAGTTGTCGTCTTCAGGATAATCTATCCAGCTTCTACTCTCTTCTTCTTCGCAATCTTTTTTACTCATTTTATTATTCAAAGTCCTCTTCAATTAAATCGTATATAAAGTTTTTTTCGTTATTAGAAAGGCCGAGTTCGCGGAGCATCTGCTCCCCTTGTTCAACCTCTTTTCTACTGTTTTTTCTCTTTTTCTGACCCATTGTGCTTTTAGCCTCTTTTACTTTTTCAATGACTTTGGTCATGTCTAAGTCATTGTTGACATACAGATCAACTAGGCCTCTGAAAAAGTTGCCCTGTGTTAATCTGTCATATCTCAGTCTGATTAGCATCCTTGCGTGCTGCTCATCGTCCTCCTCAAAAAAGACCTTCTTTATTGTCATTTTCTTAGAATGTGCGTGCTACTCTCCACTTGGCCAGCTGCAGTCTGCTGTATGAACTGTGCCTTGGCTTGTAGCTCTCCTATAGTGCGAGCACCAGAGTAAGATAACCCTGACTTGATGTTCTGTTCAAGTTTTTTCAGAGTATCTTTTACACTTCCCTTGTAGGTGATCGTAGTGGATATGCCCTCTAAGGATCTAGCTTGGCCTCTCCATGCAACTTGAGCTTCAACGCTGGCCATGCCCCTGTAGACTTTGTACTTCTTGTCTTCTGTTGTACTTAGGATGTCTCCAGGGCTCTCATCTGTGCCAGCCAACATAGAACCTAACATAACTGCATCTGCTCCAGCAGCTAAAGCCTTGACAGCATCTCCTGGAGTTTTTATTCCTCCGTCTGCGATT